ATACATAATGCACAACCCGTTCCATTAGAGAACGTTGTAACAGTAGGAGATATAAATGAAGAACTTGAAGAATTTATTTATGAAGGTTTTAAACCTGGGTATCAAATCGGTCTTGATAACTTTGATAGCATATTCAGTACTTATACAGGGCAATTCATCACCGTTACAGGAGTGCCTAGCTCTGGCAAGTCTGATTTTGTTGATCGAATGGCTGTGGGTTACCAATTAAAATATGGGTGGAAAACAGCATTTGCATCCCCAGAAAACAAACCAACATTTTTACACGCTCACAAACTAATTAGAAAAATTGGTGGCTGGATGCCTAAAGAAAATGATTTAGGCACTGAAAAGTGGAATGCTTGCTTTGAAATTGTAAATGATAATTTTTATTTCATAGAAGCTGAACGCTATGATTTAGACACAGTACTTAAAAAAGGTGCTGAGTTGGTCAAAAGAAAAGGTATTAAATGTTTAGTAATTGACCCTTATAATAAAGTTAAAATGAAAGGTGCAACTGATATGTCTATACCAGATGCAACAATGGAATATTTGGCTAGGATAGAAGCTTTCGCTAAAAAGTATGATGTCTTAGTGGTTGTTGTTGCGCACCCAACTAAAATGTACAAAAGAGATGACGGCACCATGGATGAACCCACTATGTATAATATTAAAGGTGGTGGCGAATGGTATGATGCATCTTATCATGGGTTATTAGTACATAGAGATTATACTAATAATTCTGTGAAAGTTAAAGTACTTAAAGTAAAATTTCAAAACTTAGGGGAAAATCAAGCAGAGGCACATTTTAAATGGAATCATGCTTCAGGTGACTACATGCCTTTAACTACTTTTAGCAATGAATCAATGCCTTGGGAATAATGGCAAAAAAGAAACAAAACTGGATGCCGCAATACATTCCGACACAAAAAGAAAATGAAGCTTATCTTTATTGTGTTAGAAATAACATAAGAATATCACCGATTGGAATGCAAGGCATAATTGGTAAATGGAAAATAGGTATAAATATAGGCCCATATAAAAAAGGTGAAAAAATTAATCTATCACCTCATATATATGATAAAGATACAATATGGCCTAGTTATTACGAAATGTGTAAATATTATTATGATAAACGTACAGGATGAATATAGAGGATTATTATCAGGAATACTCCACGGCGGAGTACAAAAAGATGATAGAACAGGCACTGGGACGCGATCTGTCTTTGGAAGAATGCTTAGACATGACATGGCAGCAGGGTTCCCCCTACTAACAACAAAAAAAATATATTTCAACCATGCAGTTACAGAATTACTATGGATATTACAAGGACGCACTGACATTGCTTACCTGCGCGATCACGGCGTTACTTACTGGGATCCTGATTATAAGCGATCAGGCAGAACAGACGGCACGCTTGGCCCTGTTTATGGGAAGCAGCTCAGGGACTTTAATGGTGTTGACCAGCTTGAAAAAATTCTCAAGCAAATTAAACAAGAACCAACATCGAGGCGCATTATGGCAAGCTTATGGAATCCCAATGATATGGATGATATGGCACTTCCTCCTTGTCATTATAGCATTCAAATATATATAAACAATGGAAAACTTGATTTATTATGGACCCAGCGCTCTGCTGACGTGTTCCTTGGTTTGCCTTATGATTTTGCCATGTATGGCTTATTATTACTTATGCTGGCAAAAGGATCGAATTATAGACCTGGGTGCCTTACTGCTTCACTTGGTGATTGTCACCTTTATAACAATCATATCGAGCAAGCTAAACAGCAATTATCCCGTGATTTTAGGGATCTGCCTAGTGTGGGAATTGACTTCGGATTATCTATTGAAGGAGGGGCGGGAAACTTTATAAGAATACCAACACACAAAATGATACACTTAGTAAATTATAAACCCCATGAACCAATAAAAGCAGAGCTCAATGTCGGACTATAAATATTGGTTTCAAAAAAATAACTACATGGGCCAGTTCTTAAGTGAAAAAAGTTTAAATATAATTAAATCAATACAGGATGCAAACAAAACTAAGTAAAGGTAAATATAAAATTTACCACATACCCGGCGTTAAAGTTGGCTGCACTACAAGTGTTCAAAGGCGTATTATAGAGGCTCAAGGCTATAAGCTTGGCGAATATGAAATACTTTTTGAAACTGATAACGTAGCTGAAGCGTCAAGAGTTGAACAGCAATTACAACAAGACTTAGGTTATAGAGTAGACAGAAAACCTTATAAAGATTTATTTAAAAAGAATATGAGTAAGCATAGTTCATCTGCGGCAACAACTACATTTAAAATATCTGCTAAAGAATTAGATGCAAAGTTTTTAGCCGATTTAGAAATCAAAACACAATATGGTACGTTTAAACTTGATTCAACCGATAAGATTGATTGGGTTATATCTAACATACATAATAGTCAATTTGGTCCTAACTCCTGTTATATTTATAATAAAGCTATGGCTGGAGCGGGCGAGTTTCAAAAACAATCGTCAGTAGCTTCTGATAATATATTTGAAGATATAAGAGACTGGGCTAATCAGCGGGGATTATATGATAAAGGCGATGCAAAAACACAATTAATTAAATTATATGAAGAATCAGGGGAACTATCCCAGGCCATACTTAAAAATGATAAGGCAGGTATTATTGATGCTATTGGTGATAGCGTTGTTGTTCTTACTAATCTTGCCCACCTTGTCGGTACCGATATTGAAATTTGCATTAAGTCTGCTTATGATGAAATATCTAATAGAACTGGTAGAATGATTAACGGAACATTTGTAAAAGATGCGTGATAAAATTATACAACAAGTAGTAAGCAAGATTCAAAAGCGATCTGACGTAGGTTTTAAGAAATACGGCGTAACTCTTTTTGACGACAATCAACCCTTAGATACGTGGCTTAACCATTTGCAAGAAGAGCTTATGGATGCAGTCAATTATATTGAAAAAGCGCGTATGTCACTACGTGAAGAAATTGAAGAATGTTATATTAAAGACTTAGAAGTTGATTCAGAACTTGTTTCTGCATATCCAGATCCTGGGCCACCTGATCAATTAGGTTACAACATAAATAAAACATGGACAACTAATCATACATGAGACGAAAGAAAAGTAAAAAGCGTGGTCCTGTAACAGCAAAAAAAATAACATACGATGGTATTAATTTTGCATCAGGTCTTGAACGATATACTTATATAGCTTTAAAAAAAGAAAAATTATTTGAATATTATGAAGGTGAAGTTTTCCAGCTTATCGAAAGTTTTGATTTTTCAAACGAGTCTTACGAAAAACAAGCAAACGGAAAAGGTGATTACACTAACCGAGGGAGCAAAAAGGTATTGGGTATTAAATATACGCCTGACTTTACTGGAAAAGACTACATAATAGAATGTAAGGGGAGGGCTAATGAATCTTTCCCCTTGCGCTGGAAATTATTTAAACTATGGCTGACAAAAAACAATATTGGAAAGACGCTTTACAAACCGCAAAATCAGAAGGAAGTAGACAGGACGATTCAATTAATAAAAGAAAGCAGAAAAAATTAGCATCTTTACATTATAAAAGACGTAAACTAGAAAAAGATATTAAAAAATATGCAAAACACAGCAAGCGAATTAACTCAAGAACAATTGACGAAATCGCAGGACGACATGGATTTTACATTGAAGAGTCATTATTTAGAAAGAATAGAACATCACATGAAAATGCTTAAATATTATTTGGATGAAACCGTGGGAGCTTAGTTTAGGGTTATATCCCGGTATAGTTATCGGAGCAAGAAGTTATATTAATGACAAGTATAACGAGCATGTAATATATTTACCTTTTGTAGAATTATGTTTAACAGTATATGATGAATAATTGGCAAGAATACTTATTAAAAAAATATCCTAAAAGATTTAAAAATAAAAAAATTATTATAACAGAGAAGGAAACACATTTTGAAATACAATCTAATAAAGATGAAAGTCCTTTAATATTAAGCAAAGACGCATTATGAGCACACCAACAAGAGCTGAATTAGCTGGTAAAGTTGGCCAGCTAAAAGCTGTATCCGAACAAATAATTATGGAAATGAGAATGCTTGATGAGCGTATATCCGGTGTGTACGCTTTTATACAACAACTTCCTAATTATGACGAAATAGTTGAGCAGCTAAAAGAAAAAGCAAAACAAAACGAAAACGATAAAAAACTAGAAATATAGATGGGGTTATTTAAACCGCGTATAGCATACAAACCCTTTGAATACCCTGAATATTATAACGAGGGGTGGTTAAAGCAAGCACAGGCATTTTGGTTACACACTGAAATACCTATGTCAGGTGACGTGAAGGATTGGAATGAAAAACTAAGTAAAGAAGAAAAGAACTTAGTCGGTAATATACTTTTAGGTTTTGCACAAACTGAATGTGCTGTATCCGATTACTGGACACAAAAAGTTGTTGGGTGGTTTCCTAAGCATGAAATACAACAAATGGCTATGATGTTTGGTAGCCAAGAAACAATACACGCTGTAGCATATAGCTATTTAAACGAGACACTAGGCCTTGAAAACTTTGAAGCATTTTTACAAGATGAAGCAACTATGGAACGGTTTGATAACCTCGTCGCTTATGAAGGAACTGAGTTGGTTGGTATCGCAAAATCCTTGGCTATTTTTTCTGCTTTTGCTGAAGGAGTTAGTTTATATTCTGCTTTTGCTGTATTATATTCTTTTCAATTAAGAAACTTATTAAAAGGTATTGGGCAACAGATGAAGTGGTCTGTAAGAGATGAATCATTGCATAGTAAAATGGGCTGTAGGCTGTTCAACCATATGCGTGAAGAAATGCCTAACCTATTAGAAGAATGTAGAGATGATGTTATTGCAGCAGCAACAGCTATGCTTAAAGCAGAAGAAAAGTATATTGATAAAATGTTCGAACTCGGAGACATTGAAAACCTTAAAGCCTATGACCTTAAACAATTCATTAGAAAACGTCTCAATGAAAAATTACAAGAACTTGGTTACTTCGACCTCGGGGAGTACTTTGCATTTGACGAAGACGGAGCAGCAAATCTCGATTGGTTTTACCATCTTACTGGTGGTCATACCCATACTGACTTTTTTGCTGTTAGGCCGACAGACTATTCTAAAGCAAATGAAGGTGAAGACTTTGAAGATATTTGGTAGTATATTAATATTGCTATTTTGTTCTTGCTATAAAAAGGATACTGTAGATTGCGAAATAGTTGGCAAAGTGTGTAAACAGGATAACTTAGACGGCACTAGAGAATGCGAAATTATAATTGAATGTAAAACTTGGTGATTGTTAAATGAAAATTTGTAACAAATGCTTAAAGAGCAAAAGCGAAGACAAGTTTAGAAATGATAAAAAAACTTGTAGACAATGTGAGTGGAGGTTCGGGCAAAGATGGCTAAGGGTTTTAGTAAAAGAACGCAAGCTCAGTCCTTTAGAAAGAATAGCCAATAGGCTAGGATATATGGGCGCAGCTTTTATAATGATGTCCCCGTACTTATTATCTTATGGTAAGATTGGAGCAATAACATATATATGCGGGGGTTTACTTTGTACACCTCAGGTTTGGGTCGCAAAGCAATGGAACTTAGTAGTAGTTAATTTAAACGTAACATTAGGTTACTTAATTTATTTATACAATTTATAATGTGGAATAATGAATGGAAAAAAGGTGAAGACTACCCAGCCTGGGGAGACACAGAGGTTTACAAAAAGACTATATCCGGGGGATATTTGGTTAACGGAGAATCTCCCAAAGACGCCTACTGGAGAGTCTGCAACGCAGTTGCAAAGCGATTATACAAGCCAGAACTAGCCGAAAAGTTTTTTGAGTATATATGGCAGGGTTGGTTGTGTTTAGCGTCTCCTGTGCTGTCTAATACAGGCACAGACAGGGGTTTGCCCATTAGTTGTTTTGGTATAGATGTTGCTGACAGCATACAGGACATAGGCAGTAAAAATTTAGAAATGATGTTACTAGCAAAACACGGCGGGGGTGTTGGTATCGGAATTAATATGATTCGTCCTGCCGGTGCTAAAATAACAGGTAATGGAACTTCAGACGGCGTTGTCCCTTTTTGCAAAATCTACGACTCAACTATACTCGCAACCAACCAAGGTAGCGTTAGAAGAGGAGCTGCATCAGTTAATATTAAT